CTTGCAATCTCTGGTACTTCTGTGTTATCTTTAACTGGAGTTAGTGCAACTGGTTTTACGGGACCAGAAAATGTATACAGTTTAATAAAGCCAGACCAAGTGGCNAACTGGATTGAAAGGGTGGCATAATGGCAACATATGTAAATAACTTAAGATTAAAAGAAATCGCAACTGGTGATGAATCTGGGACATGGGGTACTACAACAAACACCAACCTAGAACTATTAGGTGAATCCTTTGCTTTTGGTACAGAAGCGATAACGACTAATGCAGACACACATACTACAACCATAGCGGATGGTTCTAGTGATCCTGGTAGATCTGCTATTCTTAAATATACTGGTACTTTAGATAGTACTTGTACAATAACTATTGCTCCAAATACTGTTAAAAGAGCTCAATTTATTCATAATGGTACTAGTGGTAGTCAAAGTATAGAAATAAGTCAAGGTTCAGGTGCGAATGTAATAATTCCTTCAGGATATACTAAGTTAGTTTATATGGATGGTGCAGGAAGTGGAGCGGCAGTTGTTGATGCATTAGTTTCTGGTCTTAATATAGGTGGGTTATCTTATCCAATAGCTGATGGTAGTAACGGTCAGTTTATAAAAACCAATGGTAGTGGTGTTTTATCTTTTGCTACTGTTGTTGGTACTACCATAAATAATAATGCAAACAATCGCATTATTACTGGTAGTGGTTCTGCGAATACATTAGAAGGTGAAGCGACTTTAACTTATGATGGTACTAATCTTGATTTAGCAGATAGTAAATTACTAAGACTTGGAGACAGTCAAGATTTAATATTAAAACATGATGGGTCAAACTCGTATATATCTGATGCTGGAACGGGTCCTTTAATAATTGAAGGTAGTCAAATTGCCCTAAAAAAAATTGGTGTTGATGAAACAATGGCTCTTTTTACACCTGATGGTGGAATAGAACTTTATTTTGATAATGTTAAAAAGCTTGAAACTGCATCAACTGGTGTAATTGTAACTGGCACTCTTTTGCCAGATGGAGATGATACTCGTGATTTAGGTTCAGCAAGTAAACAATGGCGAGATATATACACTGGTGACTTGAATTTAAATAATACTAAAACAAGAGATAATGAAGTAGATGGCACTAGAGGTTCTTGGACTATTCAAGAGGGTGCAGACGATTTATTCATTATGAATAGAATAAGTGGTAAGAAATACAAATTCAAACTAGAGGAGATGGATTAATGGCTTTAATAGTAGCTGGAGCAACAGTAACAAGTGGTGCAAACTTAGATGCAACAAAATTAACTGGTAATCTTCCTGCAATTAATGGTGCAAGTGTAACAAGTTTAAATGGGAGTAATATTGCTTCTGGAACAGTAGCAACTGCAAGAATACCAAATTTGGCGGCTTCAAAAATTACAAGTGGTACTATGGACGGAGCAAGAATATCTGGAGGAACTTTTGGTTCTGTAAATGGTAGTAACATAAGTTCATTACCAGCGGCAACTTCTATACCTCCTATTGCTTGGGGAGCAGTTGGATATTTTGCATTTATTTATAAACATTTAAGTGGTACATTTAATTATAATCAGACTTATAGTGGTGGTATTTTAGGTGGTAGAGTAAATCCAGCTAGTACGAGTACTGGTTATGGTGGTACATGGAGAATGGGTTCAACAATAAATCAAAACCAAATGGCTTGTGCCCAAAGAGTTTCATAGGGAGTAAAAAATGGCAATAACAATTGAATCTATAGGAGCAACTCTTATTGGTGCTAAAAACCCACAATGGGGTAGAGCGGATAAATCAGCAATAGACCTTGAATGTAAATTTTCACATTATGAGCGTTTAGGAATAGGAACAGATACTGATGGTTATACTGGTTTTTGGGCATCATTAGATGACCCAGAGCCACATGGTAGAGCTATATTTGAAGCGGCAAAAGCTGGTGAATATGGAACTATTAAAGATTATGACCCATCAAAAGTAGAAGGTGATTAAAATATTTAATATATGTCTGATAATTAGGTTTTATTATGACAAAAGAACTTCAAAAAAACAGTAAATATAATAAATATGATATTAATAGTGATGGTGTTGTTACAGATGAAGAATTAGCAATAGCTACATCTATTAAAGAAACAGAACAACTTTTACGAAAACAATTGGCACAACTTAGAATTGCAAGAGCAACACTAATAGCAATGGGATTATTTACTGTTGCTATGTTTTTTGTAGATATAGAAAGATTAAAGGCATTGGCAGATATTAGTAATTTATTTTATATTTCTGGTGCAGGAATTGTAGGTGCATATATGGGTGCTTCTGCTTTTATGAGTAAAAAATAATGTTTAAAGCCTTAGTTACAATTTGTGTAATAGGGTTGCCAAATAATTGTCAAACTGTTGAAGACCAATTAGGACCTTACGAAACTGAATTTGATTGTAAACAAAGGGCATTAGAAATCAGTAGACAAGTACATAATTATTATCCTCTTTGGAAACCAACTAAATATAGATGCCAGAAATTACCTGCAGGGAGATTAAAATGGAAAATATGATACTAGATGCATGGAATGGTTTAAGTTATTTAGAAGGTATATTATTTACCTTTTGGTTATTTATACTTTATTATGGTAAAGTATGGATAGACAGTAAATTTAAAAGAAAGGAATGTAAATGCTCACAGCATTAATAGGACCTGTAACTAGCATTCTTGATAAATTTATTCCTGATGCTGATGAAAAAGCTAAATTAGCACATGATATAGCAACCATGTCGCAAAAACATACCCAAGAAGCATTATTAGCACAATTAGAGATTAATAAAGCAGAAGCACAATCTGGTTCTATATTTAAAGGCGGATGGCGACCTGCAGTTGGGTGGGTCTGTGCAATTGCTTTTGCATATCATTTTATAATTAAAGATTTAATAATATTTGGTGCTACTTTTGCAGGTGCAGAATTACCAGAATTACCAGAATTTGATATGGGAACACTTTTAACAGTTTTAGGCGGAATGCTCGGAATTGGTGGACTTAGGACATATGAAAAGCAAAAAGGATTAACTAAATAATGTTATGGCATTGGCTTAGTTTAGCTAAATTTTTCAACAAAATAGGTAATCATTTTTACCATCGTCATGTAGATTGTTTAAGAAAAAGGCAAGGTAGATAAATGAAAATATGTTATGTATGTAGAATAAGTATGCAGAAACAATTAATTGTAAAAGATGATATTATTACCAGATGTAATTATATTTGCCCTGCATGTAAGATTATAGAAGAAGATTTAGATGTAAGTGGTTCAAAATATTCAGCTTTTTCAAGTATTGAAGATTTAAAAGAGGTATAAATGGAACTTGAAATTTTAAAAAAAGAACTTATTGAAGACGAAGGTGTTAAATATGAGGTATATTTAGACCATTTAGGATATAAAACCTTTGGAATCGGTCATTTGTGTAAGGCTACAGACCAAGAAAACGACTTTGAGGTAGGTCAAGAGGTTAGCAAAGAAAGGGTTGATGAGTGTTTTCTAGCGGACATTGAGCAAGTTATTGAAGATTGTACCATACTATATGATGAATTTTATACATTACCAGATGAAGCACAGTTAATTATTGCAAATATGATGTTTAATCTTGGTCGTCCACGTTTAAGCAAATTTGTCCGCATGAGAGAAAATGTAATAAATTTTAATTGGAAATCAGCAGAACAAGAAATGCGAAATTCAAAATGGTTTAAACAAGTACCAAATAGAGCAGAAAGACTATGTGCTAGAATGGGGAGTATAACAGTTTGAGTTATAGGCTTTTAAAATTAAATTCTGGTATTGTAAAAGATATTACTGAATATTCCGCAGGAAAAAATGGACCATTCTATGTTGATGCAAACCTTGTAAGATTTAGAAATGGTTATCCTGCGAAAATAGGTGGTTGGGAAGAACAAGTATATTTTAATAATGCAGATACAAGTACAGAAACACTAGCACAAGGAAAGCCTAAAAAAGCTTTATTTTGGCGTTCTGATACAGATGGTTCAGATAGAATTGCATTGGGAACACATAATCATTTGTATATTATTATGAATGGAGTTTTATACGATATAACACCATTAAGAAAAACATCTACAAATTTAAGCAACCCCTTAGTTACAACACAAAATTCAACAACAATAACTGTAACAGATAGTAACCATGGTGCTAAAAATGGAGACTTCATTGTTATTAAAGAAGCCACCGCAGTTGGTGGAATTAGTGCAAATACTCTTAATAGAGTTGAAGGATATTCAATAACATTTATAGATTCTAATTCATATTCTATACAATCGCCAACTCAAGCATCAAGTGGTGCAACAGGTGGTGGTACAGGTTTAGATGTTGAATATTTAATAGGTCGTGATGCACAAATGAATATTGAAAGTGCCGATACAGCAACTGGTTTTGGAGTAGGTACATGGAATTTAAGTACATGGGGTACTGCAAGAGATGTTGATAGTGATGTAGTGGCATTAGAGGCTACTCAATGGTCATTGCAACTGTGGGGAGAAGATTTATTAGCAAGTAATAGAGATGGTCAAATTTTTTATTGGGATACATCGGCAGGTGAATCCACAAGAGCATCATTAGTATCAGCTATAGGTGGAGCAAGTGGTGTTCCTACAAAAAACAGAGATATTGCCATTTCTTTTCCAGATAGACACTTAATTGTGGGTGGAACTACTTTGTTCGGCACTACAGATTTAGACCCTATGTTAGTTAGGTTTTCAGACCAAGAAGATTTTACTAATTTTACACCTACTTCAACAAATACATCAGGCGACCAAAGATTAGAAGTTGGTAATAAAATTATTTCTATTGTGCCTACAAAAGATGAAACTTTTATAAATACAGATGAAGCTGTTTATGGAATGAGTTTTGTGGGACCACCGTTTACCTTTTCATTTAGATTACTTTCTGTTAATTGTGGTGCAGTTGCAAAAAATGGTTCTATTAGTGTTGATGGTAGTGTTTATTGGATAGGGAAAAGTAATTTCTTTGTTTATAACGGTGCAGTACAAGAATTACCATGTACAGTAAAATATTATGTATTTGATAGAATGCAAGTAAGATACATTGACAAAATATATGTTGGTCAAAATAAAAAATTTAATGAAATTACTTGGTTTTATGTAAGTGATGAAAACCCTTCTGGAACTGTTAATCCAGAACCAGATAGTTATGTAACCTATAACTATGCCGAAAACGTATGGACAGTAGGTTCATTAGATAGAAATGTTTGGTTAGATGCTCAAGGTTTTAGAAATGTTCCTTTTGCCTTTGATGGTGATGGAAGATTATACAACCATGAAACAGGTACAAGTAATAATGGTAGTGCCATGAATTGTTTTGTACAAAGTGGTGAACTTGAAATAGATGAAACGGGCAATAAAACTTTTTTAATTGATAAGATTGTACCAGATGCAACTTTATCAGGTGATACAAATTTATTGGTAGAGTTTAAATCAAAAAAATATCCTAATGGGACTGAAACCACAAAAGGACCTTTTACAATTACATCAACAACACAAAAGGTAAATACTAGAGTAAAAGGCAGACAAATATCTATTAAATATTCAAGCTCTGGTATTAATGATGATTGGTCATTGGGAGATTTCAGGATAAATGCACAAGAGGATTCAGCTAGATGATTAGATTACCAAACCCACCAAGTATTTTTAAATTAACTAATTCTTTAGATAGTATGAGACAATTATTTGATTTTTGCAGAAATCTTGTATCGGCATTAGAAATACAACAAAATCAGAATAATTTAACTACACAAGCACAAAGTCAAGCAACAGAAGACCAAGCATCGGCAAAGGGGTTTTTCTTTGGCTAATAACTATAAAAATGCAAAGGTAGATTTAAGTTCAACTAATAATACAACGATATATACTTGTCCTACTGCTACACAAAGCATCGTTAAAAGTATTTTAATAAGTAATGATAGTGGTAGTGCTG